CGTCTTTAAATTCTAAACTTGATGTACCTAAATCAATATCATTATCTGTTGATGGAATAATAGCTCCATCAGTTATTTTTATTTGATCGGAACCTGCAACTTTAATATCTATTTGATCGTCCGTATCTGCTGTAAGTGAAGTATCACCATCAGCATCTAAAACTAATTCTCTTCCTTCTACATCAAGAGAACCTCCAAATCCTGCATCAACAAGATTTGTTCCGTCTGAGTAAACTAGTCTTGTAGTTTTTTCTGATACACCAAAAGTAATACCAGTTCCTGATGCTGTTTTAAATTGAACGGTGTACGCACCTGATGTGCCATTAGTTACAATGTAAACTTTTTCTATTGAGTCTGGCACAGTTACAATAGAGTTTCCTGATATTGTACCAGTTAATTTTATAACTGCGTGTCTTGCAACTGATGTAGATTCTGTTGCATCACCATCTGTGATTGTTAATGCCGTAGTTCCACCACTAGTTACTGCTTGTTCTACATAACCACCGATTGCTTTTTCTACTATTTGTAAATTGGTATTAGTTTTTGTTCCCCATGTACCGGCATTTTCGCCGGTTGCCATTAGTTCTATACCAAGATCTGAAAATGATGATGCCATAATTTATCCTATTGTGGTCCTGATTTCACTGGTATTCTAAGAGTACCGTCTGTGTAATCATCCCTTCTTCGTCTTCCTAATTGTTCTGCAGCAAATGTCTGCACTGCTTCTTGATATTTTTTTTCGTAAAGTTGTAACATATCCACTGGTCCTTTTAAAAAAGAATAAGCTTCTGATAGGCAGCAATATAGCAGACCATTTGAAAAATTCATACTAATATAATTAGTATCATTATTTTCTAATAATGCTGGTATTGCATTATAATGTATTTTGTATGCAAAGGTGCTACCTGGTGTTGGTGATACAACTATAGATCCAGAGTTTGATGAACTTTCTCCAGTTGCTCCTGTGTCCAACATAGCATAGTATTTTGGTGTTCCAGTAGATGTGGATGCTGAAATATATTCTTCTAGATATGTTAAATCTTTTTTTTCTAAGTATGTATTGGCACCCGTATAAGTAGATCCAGTTGCAGTATATACTTGCACTGCTCTTATAAATAAAGCTCCTGCAGGAACAGTTACAGAATTTGTTCCAGATGTAAAATTACCTGTAGATGTTTTTCTATCTGCATCTAAAGGTATATCTCTAAAAATTCTGTATTGTGCGTTTAAGATAATATTTTCTATGACTGAATCTGACAATACAGTGCTATCTACCTCTGTGTAGCTTCTTATTTGTGTTTTTAATCCTGATGCACTTAATCCTGCCATTATGCTGTTAGAGTTGCCGGACCTGCCGAGCAATTCTCTCCTCCTCCTGATTCACTACCACTTGTAGCAGTATCTGTGTCCACAGTAAAGTGATAGAAATCTGTTGTGTTTGTAATGTTACCACTAGAATCTCTTTTACCAACAGTGATAGAATACCCTGCAGATTTTGCAACATTAGATCCAGTGATACCATCGAAAGAAGCTGGGTTTGCAAAAGTTCCAGCAACAGATGGTGATCCTCTAAATCTTACAGTATCTCCTGTTGATCTACCATGTGATTGTTCTGATACATTTATAATACCTGATGAAGCTGCAATAGTTTCAAAAGGATTTGGTTTTAATATTGTTGCAACAGCGTTCTCTACTCTATCTGGTCTAGCGTTTGTTAATCCTTGTACATCACCAGGGTGTGCACTTAATTCTAATTGTGGATGTTTGTGTTCAAACTCGGATGTGTGAACAAGAGAACCATTCCACTCTCTAACCATTTCATTATATGGAAACTCTAATCCTGATCTATCTGATATTGCTTTTGCGTATTTTCCTGTTGCCATTATTTATCCTCGTATCCAAATTCTTTTAATTTTTTCTTTATCTCCTCATCAGATGTTTTAGATATCTTTGTATAAGTATCAACATCCATAATTTTACTTTGATCTTTCATTTTTTTAATCTTGCCATCAGGATATCTAACGTTTAAAATTTTTTCTTTTCCTCCTGATCTTTTATTTCGTCTATTTATTCTCTTTTTTTTTATTTCATCTAAAACTTGATCTTTTCTTTCAGGTGCTGTTTTAGCAAAAAGTTTTTTACCTAATTTAAGTATTCCACCTATTCTGTAACCTTGTCTGTGATATTTATTTGTCATTATATATTTGGATAATAGTTTTTAGGAGTTATGTATGTACTAGAAGCAGAGCCATCTTCAGCTAGTGCTCTTGCTAGTTCATCTTCGTAATATAACTTCATTTGTTGTGTTAATTGTGGATTTACTTTTTGACTTAAATAAAAAGCTAATCCTGAAACCATACAAGGTACGAATCTGTATGGAAGATCTGTTGCATCTGTATATGTAGAATCAACATCTTGTATTCTTTTAATATAATAAAAATGTAAATCTTTAGATGCGTTGGCTGAGTCTGCAGTTGGATAAATTGTTATTGTAGTTTTATCTACAAATCTTTGTACAAAAAATTGTGCAGGTGTGCCTTTAGATAATTTACTTGATAGTGCAGAATAAGTTGCTCTAGATATTTTAGTTAAAGAAGAATCTGTTTGTGTAGTTTGTGTTCTATTAGATCTTAAAGTTGATTCTAATACATCTGCTACACCATATGTGTCAGCTGGATTTGTTACAGCACTTGTGCCATCACCACTAGATCTAAAGAAATTATATTCAGCTTGTCCTTCAATTAAATCAATATTAGCTTCACCTACTTCCCAATAGTGAATACCTCTATTACCCCATTCTTGAAAAAGAATATTTAATGATCTTCTTGCTGTTCTTAGTTCATAACCAGAACTTGCTTGCATACCAAGTCTTTCGTATGCTTCTTGTATTATTTCATCAACAGCAAATGTTTTGTCGAACGTTACTGTTCCGGAAGTAGTATTAGCCATCTGCTACCTCCTAATATAACTTTTTAAATTCTGCTATTACCGTATACATGTTACCAGAATCAGCGGTGCNTGGTACTACAAGATTAACATCACTTTGATTAGTGTTATTTGATTTATCTGTTTTTAATCCACCAAATTCTCTGAAATCCCAATATCCTGCACCAGTTAATCCAATAATTGGAATATCTCCATCATCGTCTTCTTCATCTAAACGTGCAAAAGAATCTCCACCGTCACCACCTTGACATGAATACCAAACTCTTTGTAATACTAAGTGTAGACAAGAAGCACCTTCTGAATTAGATGCCATTGCTGAAACATCGCCAAATACTGTTGTTGCACCTGTTCCGTCTGATTGATTTACTATTTTGATAACCACTCTAACATCATTCTCTTGCATGATAGTTGGTCCTGTTACTGTGTCTGCCATAATCCCTCCTTAATTAAGATTACTAGATGGGGCCGAAGCCCCATCATAAATTATACTATACTAATGAATACTCAACTGAGATAGCGTATCTTCCAGCTTGGAAAGAGTCGTTACCAATAGTTGTAGTAGTACAAAGATANAAACTTTTAGTTGCAATTGGTAAAGTTATGTTCGGTGTGAACACGTGAATTGCACCTGCACTGTTGTTTAAATTAATATCAATTTCAGTAACACTTGGTGCTGCTGAAATAAATGTATCAATTGCTGTTGCACCTGCACCAACTATTTCTGTTCCAGATGAAACAGCTGAGTTAGTTGCAGTTCCTGATGTTGCAGAAGCTTGAATGTTTCCAACATGAGTACCACCTGATGCTACTTGTACTTTAACCAAAACTTTTTCAATTAAGAAATGTGTTGGTGCTGTACTGTTAGCAAAAGTAGTTGGTAATGTTGCATCCAAATTTCCTATTTCTACTAATATATCATTGTCTGCATATGTAGTAGTACCACCATTTGTAGCTGCAAGTGACGCTCCGAACATTGCAATTTTTTTAGTTCCTAAAGCGTTTGATGTAGAATTAGCAATAAAATTACCTGTCATAGTGGAAGTTCCACCAACAGAAAGATTACCGCTAGAGTCTATTGTTGTATTGTCTGTAATAGCACCAGTTGTTGCATTTTTAGAGATTTGTTTAAAACCTTGTTCTGCTCTAACCGGACCATTAAAAGTTGTATTAGCCATATTAATATCCTCCTAGATATTTTAAATGTAGTCCCTAGGGAATGTCGACTATACGCGTCTACATTTAATGTTTTTTATTTTTGTATAGTGACAAAAGTATACGTTATTTTTGAATAGAGTGC